CCGATTGCTCTGCGAATGTTGCATACTTTCGCATCATGATTCTTGACGAGAGACCCGAAGCCAACGTGGATGCCAAAGCCGTGTGGTGCGTCGTCGACGGCAAGGTCAGGGTTCATATGATCCTGGTGGTCGAAGGTGAGGTCATGGACCCGACCTACGAAGTGCATTCGAGCGATGCACCGTGCTACTACGAAAGCACCAGGCAGCTCAACGACGACCTTCGCAGTAGCTGCTTCGTGGTCAACGATAAAGCAAAGATGTCCTTCGCCAAATTATCCCGTCTTGCATACGACATCAATAGCGGCGAACCCCTCGAAATCCAAACGTCCAAGGGATTTAAGAAGCAGGTCATGTACGTCCAGAACCATTTCTAACGGACGCAAGTCTAGCGCCGCTCCGGGAAGGGCGGGACTTAAGAATATGTTTATTTTGGTTTAGTATTTATTGAGGCAGCGTCTGTTTGTATGGTTTTGATTGGGGGGCGGTTTAGAACATGAGGCTCCAGGTCTTCTGGAGGCGGTCAGCCAGGTTCGCCCGCGCCATGAGCTGGCCGATCAATATAGTGGCCATGATGACCCGCACCGCGACCGCCTGCCTGGAGACGCCGGAGATGACTTCGATGGCGATCGGAAAGATCCAGTCGCACACCAGAGACCGGGTGAACCGGGGGTTGTAGATCTCGATCTGCGAGAGCCCCGCCACGCTCATCCACATCCGAGCCTGGAACTTGCGACGCAGAGCCGCAGCGCGCGTCTTCCCGACCCGAGCGGTCAATGCGGTTACCTTGCTGACCGCCTCCGTTTCTGCCGTCGCGGCATCTTCGGTGATGGTCTTGATGTGCATGATCCGCACCTGAAGAGCACGCTCGTAGTAGTCCTCCAGGTCCTCGAGCCCCCTGTTAATCTTGGTGTAGTTCTTACAGTCGAGGTCCTTCTTGATCGCCAGAAGCGTCCTCGATATATCGGAGACGGACTCCGTAAAATTAGCCTTCATGGCCTCGTTCCCGATGCTCGAGTCCGAGTCGGAGAGAGATTCGGAGTTGCGGAGGTTGTAAGGAGACATGGTTGTGTAAATGTTGTGTTGTATCGCTGCCCAAGAAATTGTGTGAGGTGAGCCTAAGGTTATATATTAAAGCAGTTTCTTAGGGGGGAAGACACTGGCAGTTCACATCATCTCCGAGAAACTGATTAAAGATACGAGACTCCAACAAGTCAAACACCATGAAAATCGATTTAAAATGTTGTTCAAGTGAATTGATGAAGAGGATGGCGGAAGAGGATTCCGAGGACGAGTCGAAGAAGCCGCGACCGAAGCGCCAGAAGCGCGCTCCCGCTAAGGAGCAGAAGGTGGACTTGTCCGAGTTCGGCGGCGAGGTTAAGACGTTGAAGGACATTGTCCGTTTGGCCAAGTTTCTGGCAGAGCACAAGAAGTCGCGCCGCAAGAACAAGACGGGGGTGATGCGATTGGTGAACTGCGTCACTGAGCTCGAGGAGTTCGACCAGATGATTGGCCTCGAGGAATTGAAGGACGATGTGGCTCGGCAGATTATGTTTGTCACGCTCGGGCTCAACGACAAGGAAATGATGCACACTGTGCTCACAGGGCCGCCGGGTATGGGGAAAACCACTTCCATCGAGAAGATGGCGGCGATTTACGCCAAGCTGGGATTCTTGAGTATAGGGCACGTCGTTTCGGCCACTCGGGCCGATATGATCGACCAGTATCTAGGCGGGACGGCTATGAAAACGGCGATGGTGTTGGAGGCAAGTAGAGGGGGGGTACTTCTGCTGGATGAGGCTTACGCTTTGGGAGACCCCGGTGGGAGGGATTCCTTTTCGAAGGAGTGTATAAATACGATCAATCAGTTCCTCTCTGAAAACACAGAGGATTTCATGTGCATAATCGCGGGTTACGAAGCCGAGCTCAGGAGGAACTTCTTCGGTTCAAATCCGGGACTGGAGAGGCGCTTTCAGTGGTGGTTTCGTCTGAAGCCTTACAAACTCGACGACCTTGTGAATATATTCATGCACCAAGTCACCTCCCAAGGCTGGTCCCTCCACGAAGACGTAACGCAGGAGTGGGTAACGACGATGTTGCACGACGGCGGCGACCTGGACGCCTTCAAGAACAACGGCGGCGACACTCTCATCTTGTTCGACAAGTGCAAGGTGTGCCACTCGCACCGCGTGTTTCTCATGGACCCGAGCGAGCGCAAGACCCTCACCAAGGCTGACCTCGGGAAGGGCCTCGGTCTGTTCAAGACGTACAAAAACAAGCACTCTAGGGGGGCGATGACCGAGTCTATGCGGCAAATGTACTCTTAGAGAGCTCTCATCTGCGCCTGACCGCTGAGGAACATCTTGAGCTTGTCGGAGGTATTGCAGCTCACAATGGAAGACGCGCTTTCCGGCTTAGTCACCGATATGACGTTGTAGTCGGTTAGGCTCTCTAGTTTGTGTCGAGTGGACGCCTCTCCGACAAATCGCGCGAGACGAGTCAGTGGCGACACTTCTACGGACCAGTCGTACGACAGGTTGACCACCAGCGTCGATTCGGGAGGGTAAATCTGGAAGGGAAGGTTGTCAAACAGGCCTCCGTCCCAGTAGCTGTTCCCTCCGAGGTGCGCGGGCTCAAACAGCATGGGCAGGCTGGCACTTGCCACCAGCAGGTCGACGAGGGGGTATTGGACGGGCGAATCGGCGTCGAAGTATTCTGGCTTCCCGGAGAGTATCCGTGTAGCCACTATAGTAACGTTTTTCCCCATTGTGTCTCTGAGGTCCGCCAAGGTTTCGATACCAGGATACCCCTCCATCACCTTCTTCAGCCCGACTCGGATGGGGTTGGACGTCAGCGGACAGCCTGACAGCACAAACGACCTGACGTCATTGAACTTGACGCAGCTGCCCATCAGCAGATCCTCCAGGTCGCAGATCTCCCGCGGGGTAATCCCTAGAGCAATCAGCACGGAGAGTATAGCACCTGCACTCGCGCCGGCCAGGCATTCGAGGTGGTCGAGCGCCCCTTCGTCGTGAAGAATGTCCAGTGCTCCTAGGATGGCGAAGGTGTTGTACCCGCCCCCGCTCAGGACCAAGTTTGTGAATTTCCAACTTTGCGAATCACCGTTCATTTGTTGTCTCTAATATTTTAGGAGGATGGTGAAGACCGCACTGCTTCAGCCATGACCTTGGCCGTTTCCTTGCTCGTGTAGTCGTATGCGTTGGAGGCGCACATGGGCACGACGGTGACGCACTCGAAGCGGGGGTTCGGGCACCACCTGTAGCTGGTCTCATACTTGCGTTCCTCTCGGGTGTTGCCTCCAGGGATGAACACCCGAGTGCCCGAGTGCCGGAGGGTGTCGATGAGCTTGTTGTTCTGGTACATCTCGCGGCGGTACTCCGATTTGGTCATGCCCGCCGTGCCACGACGGAACCCATAGTTGCCACAGGATATGAATATCCACTTCACATTATGCGTACAAGCCCAGTTGAGGGCTCTGTTGAGATTCTTGAAATTTTGGAGCGAATGACTGAAGGATTCGGAGTCGTCTTCGTAATCTTGGATTGTCTGTGAAAAGTGAACTCGTTTGGCCTCCGGGCAGTGCTGCCGAAAAATGTCGTACACCACATCGGTGTGATCGGTAAAATCTGGCAGGTCTCGTTCCCGGAGGGTCGTAAAGTTTTTGAACTGGCCTCGGCCGCTGGGCTTCCCGTCTATGAATAAAACTGCCATATTTGTGCGTCTCACACCGGGCTCCGGCATCCCCAAGGGTCTGGTAAAATGAAGTAAATAATATATTGCATACAACCAACTATGGGCTTCACAGTGATACCATACTCGCAGCTGAGTGCGGCGCTTGTGGCTCCACGGAAGAAGGAGATGGTCAGCTACCCCAAACGGTGGCGGAAGCAACCCGGCGTGGATCTCGGCCTCCCCAAGAAAACGGCCGACCCCATCAAGTTCAACCCGTGCATCAGCCTACTGAAACGTAAGCGGAGGTCCTGCGTCTATGCCATGGCGTATCGCGCTCTCGTGCCAAGAGGGGCGGGCTTCGGGAAACGGAGTGCCACTCCTCGCAGAAAGGCGAAGATACGCGGAAAGAATGTCACAGTGGGGATATGGGATAGCGGGTTCAACAACTACTGGGACGGCACTGGCATGGCTCGCATTGAAATCTTCGACGACGGTGCTATCCAGGTTCTCTCGGACTCTCTTCACAACAAAGGCGCGAAGCTCTTCGATCCACGGCTCATCAAACACCGCAGCAAACACTACCTACAGTACAGCGACTATCTGTGGAACCAGCAGGGATGGGACGTGAAGTCGGACTCGAGAAAGCCGCTGCAGAAGTGCTCCGATACGTGGAAGACGTGCATTCTCATCGGCATGGTTGAAGTCGAGATCCCTGCTACGGGAGGGGGCTACAAATTCGTTGGGGGTGGCAAAATCATTTGCCAAGATCAGTCCCAGCACATCGAAAAGAACTGGGCCTACGTGCCCCGCACCAAACTAACCATGCAGTACGGGATGGGCCCCATGGAATACCTGACAAGCGCTGCCGGAAAGCCGTCTGCGATGGTGGCGTGTGACCGCTACCGCCCACCGGGGGCCGCCGGTAGTACCTTCGTTAGGCTCCAGGGGCATTTGGGTAACGCCATTGGTCCGCACCATGCGATCGCGTGCACCAGTCCACTGCAGCACTTCGATGCCAACTCCTACATCGGTCTGGGGCACGTCAAGGTTCAGTTCAAGAACTACAACGCGAACCTTGCCGCGACATCGAACATCCACCGCTTCATGCGGGAAGTTGCCGTGGCGCAGGGCGTCGAGAAACGCAAGCCGTCGACGTGGTTCAAAAATGGACTCGACTTGCACCACGACTTTATCTACCTCATGTTCATGTACACGGTTGACAAGAAGACACTTCAGCTCAAAAGCTTCAGCGATGGCATCCTTCCGCAGTCAAGCCAGATCGGCTATTTCATGACGCTGGTGTTTCCTGTGGCCATCGAACCCTTCGCACCCACGGGCAGCGGGAAAGTCGCTCGAAGCAGCCCAACGAATTTCGCACTGTCCTTAGGCCTGTCCGACCACGACTGTGCCATTTGGACTATGAGTAAACGGGAACTGAGTGCCCGGCTGGTACACAGCCCCAAAAGCTTCAAACCCGAAAACTTCGACTTCCGGATTACGCATCTTTGAGTATTGAGTTACCGTACGACAAACAAAACTATTGTTTATCATACCATCCTCATTTTTAGCGGGGGCCGATCACGCTGTCCCTGGTAACCAGTGTTAGCCTTCATTCCTTAAACTCATGTCTGTTATTTTTCAATTCAAGAACTGATCACCGGTGCAGCATGAGTGTCGCGTTGGTCGGGTCTCGTGGATCCGGAGACCTCGGCCCTTGCGACCCGTTTTTGGCACTTTCTCCGCTACCGTGCAGAAGAGGGCGTCGACGCCGTCGCCCGTTTTCGCCGATGTCTCGAAGTAGAGCATTCCGTGGTCCTCGGCGTACCCCCGCGCTTGGGTTTGAACCTCCTTTTGCGGCCCCAAGTCGGTTTTGTTGGCTACCAGTGCGAGCAGCGCGGTGTCGTTCCTCGCTTCGAGTTCGTCGAACCATCTTTGTGCGGCCTCGTATGAGTATTCGTCCGTAACGTCGTAAACAATCAGCACTGCCCCGGCGTCTCTGTAGTACATCGGTGCCAACGCTCTGTAGAGCTCCTGCCCGGCTGTGTCCCATATATCCAGCTTCACGATGCTGCCCGGGAGCTCCACTGACTTGGTCACGAAAGCGGCGCCTATCGTTGGTTCTCTGTACGTGTCGAAAACGCCCTCGGTGAAGCGACACGCCAGACTCGACTTTCCGACCGCGGAGCTTCCCAGCAGAACCACCTTGCTGTGAAAAACCTCCCGAGCAGAACTTACAGTCATTAAATATAGCTGCTGTTTTATTGGTAGCAATTAAAGCTATGGCGGTGTAATGTAGAACGAAAACTATGGCGATGTATTTTCCCGACGACGTATGGAAGGCCCACATAGTGCCTCTGCTTCTCTTGCCAAGGGAGGAGTTTGAGCTGCAAAAGCGGTTTGCCGCCTTCAAAGCGGAGTACCGTTCAGAGCCGGAGTTCCATCATGCGTGGAGGGTATTCGAGACGGAGGAAGAGTGCAGCGCTGCTCTGGAAATTGAAAAGCAGAAGTGGCCAGAGTGGGTAGGGTGCGCAACACGCTGCCTGGGGTGGCCGCACGACTTCAAGTGGCGGTTTCTGGTAGGGTTGATGCCGCTCTGGGTGCCGGAGGACATCAGGTCGGCTGTGCGCTTCGAAGAACACACTGTATACGGCGGCCGCGGGGAGGATATCCTGCCCTCCGAGCGTGCAATTTTTCACAGAGACTTCACCCACGATCTCTTAGTGCGCCTGACGAACCTGCTGCAGTCTCAGTACGGGTCAGTGTGCTTCTCGCCCCTTGTCGTTCGGGACTGGTACGTCGCCGTGGTTAACGACTGCTGGCGGCTTCGGTGTTAGTCAAAGCAAGCGGGGAGCCCAAGGGCCGCCGACGATTCGCTATCGAATTGGAACGACGTGTTTATATAGTCGGCGAAGACCCCGACCATTGCCGGGGCGACGGCCTTGACGACGGAAAGCACCTTGCTTGGGATGCCTGCGTCGCCCTGTGTGATAACGCGACAGAAGTCCACGAAGTATTGCACCCATGCGGTGAAGACGCCATAGTCTCTGGGTCCATTCACAGCGAATGTGTCGGCCATGATGCTCTGCCACCCGGCAACAATTGCGATGAAAGTGATCAGCAAATTCAGCATCCCCCTCTCGTTGTCCTTCATGATGCGGTTCTTTGCGCATTTTTCGTTGTCGTCCATATTCCGCAGATCGCTCGGGCCGCCGGCCTTGGTGAGGTTGTGCACGTACCAGCTCCCAAGCACTGCGATCGCGACACACGCGACCTTCCACGAGTTCCGGGCGACAGGGTCCTTGGGGAGAATCGTGTTTACAGCCGCCCAAAGCACCAGTGTGTCGATCAAGTGAGAGGCCAGCCCGGTCCACAATGCGTTGTTGCGGCAGTGCCCCACGATTTTGTCCAGGAGGCATATTGGCTGGGCGTTGTCCGCGAATCGGCTCTTGTCCTCGTAGATGCTCAAGAAGTCGAGGACGATTAGGGTCCCGGCCACGAAGATGATCATGAGGGGGTGGAACGTGCCGGACTGAACCTGCATGATGTAGGGCGTCACCACAGTGAAGATGCCAACATAAGCTAGGACAAGCTGTTGTGCGAGCGCTCCCTTCAGCTTCAGGCCTCCCGTTTTCAGGTAGGCCAGTGTGCATGGCAGAGCCAGCAGTGCAAGTATGGCGGGGTACATCCATGTGCTCGCGCTTTTTGGAATCCCGTCTGTGATCATCCTTTACACTTAAAACATGTTTTTATTCCAATAGAAATCCTCAGTTAAAACGAACCTTAGGTGTCAGGTTTCCAAGACTTACAGGCTATACAGACAAAAACATGAGCTTTTACTATGGATATTTCCGACGGTGCACAGACGAACCTTTGGCTCCCTACTTTACACTGCGCGATTTCAGGCATGCGATCGCCACCCGAACGAGCGCGCCCCACTACGACATCCTCAGCGGTACGGTAGACGGTGTGGTGCACGCTGGCGTGACCTACATCAGAGCCTCGCCTGAGCAGGAACTCATTGTCAACTACCTCCGCATCTACTGAGATTTTGCATTTTCAATAGCCCTTAGAGAGAGCCACAGCGAACCATTGGCGCTATCTAAATCTATCCAACCATGAATAACGAAATTATGCAGACCCTGCTCAAATCTAATAACGCGATGAGGCAACTGATCGTAGCCAATCAGAGTCTGATTGACATGTACAAGGGCGGACAGGCGGTCGCCCTGTCACCCGAGGGCCAGTTCGAGGCGTCGCCGACGTTTGAGGGCCTCAGGAAAGGCGCGGTGTTCAAGGCCGGCGACCGGGGCGTGGGCTACTACCTCGACACCGTCGGCAAAGCCGCTCCTACCAAGGTACAGGGGACGGTGGGACGGTACGAGCAGGAGCAGCTCCCCGACGGGAAGTTCACGTGCTCCTGTGCACACCACCAGTACCGCATCTCCAAGCCGGTCTCCCTCGCCAAGGCGTGCAAGCACGTGCGGGAGTGGAATTGTGCTCTGGAAGATCAAGTGCTCCTAACGTCCAAGGTCCCCGCTGCCAATGTGCGGGGGACGGTGGGGCGGTACGAGCAGGAGCAGCTCCCCGACGGGAAGTTCAAGTGTTCTTGCGCGCACCACAAGTACCGCATCTGCAAACCGGTCTCCCGCACCGAGGCGTGCAAGCACGTACGGCGGTGGCAGGAGGCCGAATAAACATCAAACTACGCCCATTTAAAATTTACTACCTTCCCACGCAGTGGGGTTTGGGGTGCGTCTCCTTCAGCACCCGCGGTGGAACTCCAAAACTTTACCCAATTTGTTTAGCTCACCCGAATCCAACAGTCTCTGAGCGTATGAGACAGTCGCGACGGACTTGACCACTGCCTTTGTCTTGCTTCTCTGAACCTATAAAAGTCAGCGAGGGGCGGTGTTCCAGTATTTGATTTCCTTTCTGAGAGCATTGTAGCGGGATCGATTTTCTGGAGTCTTGACTACATTATGCTTGTACCACTTCGAAACCTGTTCCAAAGTACCATCCAGTCCGGACTTTTTGAGTTCGGAGAGTATGATCTGGGTGCGCTTAGTGTGGCGACCGAAACTCGTCAAATTCGTAGGGAGTTTGGAAGGACCAGGCCGCAACGCAAACCAAGGAAGGAGGGGGTATTGGTGAACTTCCATGCTGTTGTCTCTGGCCTTCCCCTCACTCCAATGTTTTAGAACTTCTTTGACCCCCGCTACGTCATCTCCGCGAGGCCAAAAGTACTTGACCTTGTAATTGTAACTTTCAAACCTGTCCTGGAAGTGCTTCCCAGAAGTGTCTTTGTTCTTGTTGACATGGTAGCCAGGCCATTCGAGTTCCAGACGGGTCTCATTTTTGCTCCGTCCTTTCAGCGAAGAGGTTGAAGCCACCTTTTCGCCCCTGATTACGGTAGCCGGTGTCCAACCAGTGAACTCGGAGCCTTCTTTCTCTTTAAAATGAAGATAAGCCCAGACTAAGCTCCCGTCAGAATACCTCCCACCGGTACCTTCTCTATAGTGTTCTCGCCGATAATTGGACCAGCGTGTCCTTTGTTCCTCTGAACCTGATGGGCGCGTGGTTTCCCATAACGTTTTCGTTTCAGCAGCTTTGCTATAAGGGTTTGACGACCCCAAACGCTCTACGACTAGGGCTCGGCTACCTTGAGGCTTTCCAATGCGAACAGGGAAACTGACTCCATCTGGGGACTTCCAAACCTGGTCTACCAACTTTCCGCTCCCTATGTGTTTAAGTAAAGACCCAAGTATTTTTTCAAATCTCTTGGGAAGTGTCTCCATATGTGCCCCAATCGTTTTCTTCCACGCATGATCAAAAACATCTGGCGGCGGCACTATATTGGCCTTCTCTACAAGAGGCAGGGATTTTCTCACGAAGGCCATCAGGTCAAAGGTCGATCTATCTTGTCCCTTCAGTAATGTTATCTCGTCGGTCTGATGGTGGGAATCGAATGGATACAGCTTGTGTGTTACGGTCCATTGCATAATCCAATTTTCCAAGCAAGGGGCATTCTGGCGACTTGCAGCCAGTCCACACCCAGGTTGACCCTTATATCCGGCTATACGTGTAGTTATATTGTTTTGGAGGGTTTCCCAGCGGTCTCTCTCTGCGCCTTGGGTGTATTTGATGTATTTGTCAATAACGTTCCCCTGTATTATATCTGAGTTGGTTTTGAAACACGCTGCGTACGCGGTAATGCTAGCTGTACCGTTCTCGTTCTTGGTCAACACATAAGGCATCATGTCGTGCTTTGTCTGATTACATAGCGTGCATATGTAAACAAACCCCATGGACAGAGACGTGGCTGCTCCTCCCATATTATCTATGAAGGCTTTCATCGTTTTGTCTTCTGAAAAATCTACGGCGTCTCCGAGTAGATACGCGATAGCTATATAAAGCCACCCAACGTGGCCTTTCGGAATCTGGTGATCTAGCTCGACTGTATGCTTGCAGCTATCTTGCAGTGTGGCTTTCATTCTCATGTAGCTGCCGCACCAGGCACACCGGCAGTTGTCCTTATTTCCCGAAGGCAGGTCACACTCCTCGAAAGTGTTCTTCCAGCCCTGGTCAGAAGCCCGGCCGGTCGTGTCGCGGAAGGTGCCCTTGTCGTCTTTCGGAAAGAAAGCCCGCCATTCTGCCGACTTCCTCATTCTATTCTCCACATCAGCAATTGAAGTCGAATCACCGCTCAACACCATAGACTTCAAAACTTGTATGCTCGTTTGGACCTTCGATCGTTTGTTTGGACCCCCATCGGAGCCTTCTGTCACCAGCGCCCTTTTCTCCCCAAGTCCAAATCGTAACGTGCCTTTGCTGATTTCTGAAAAGATGTGTTCAACTCCACCCTGGGTCATACAAGCGAGAAGGTATAAATAAGTCATGTTTTTCTTGTCTTCGACGTGTCCATTTGGGAACGGGCAAATTATATTCAATTTATCCTTCGGCTCCGCCGCTGCGACTCTTTGGGACAGCGTATGAAGATAAGCGTTCACTCCGTCTACTACCTTCAGTTGTGGCGTCGGCGTACTGTGTACCGTCGGTTGTGGTGATTTACTCTTTCTCCCACCTGATACACTCTCGGCTTGCTTTTGAAGATGTTCGATGGCTTGTTCGAGGGCGTCGACATCTGTAACCTCGTCATCTGTATCACCCATCACAAGTCCCGGGACCTCGCCATCTGTACCCCACGGTGATCCAAGAAATGTATCAAGAGCCGAATCAGAGCCCGTTTCTGGTATGCCCTCAAACTTTCCCTCGGCATGATCAAGCGGACCGCCAAAGTACATCTTCATAGCCCGACCCTTACTGCGAACCCGCAAGTCGACCCCCGCCCGGTGTTTTTTGTAGGCTACACCCATACTGATGGGCTTTCGGACTCGCCCATCCACAAGTGTAAAAACTGACTTCTTCCCAAACTTTGTTTCTACGCGTATATACGGGTTCATTTAGGTATAGATGCTATTTTTATTTAATGATTAAATCATTCTATTTAGAAACGACTCCATTTTTAACATTGCTTACAAACTAACATAACAAAGCAGACCATGACTCCCAACCTCGACCTCTGCGACAAAGTCAAGTCCAAAGCGAACCCGGGTGCTCCCACTCGCGATGACCTCGTGAAGGAGTGCAAGAAACACGGGCTGCGATACTCCGGCACCAAAAAGGAACTGTGCGACAGACTGAAAGCTGCTCGGCGTACTTCTGCTTCGGGCAGTGCCTCCAGCGGGTCGTCCAGTTCAAGCAGTCGGTCGTCAGGCGGGTCTTTTGCCCACCTGCGCAAGCACAACCCGAAAGCACTGACCAATGAGCGCGCCAATGCCGAAATGGATGCGGTCACATTCCGAGGCTCGAAATACGGCGACGTTGATCTCTTCAGGGGGATATTGACCGAAAAGTTGGGCAAGAATTGGGAGAAGGCCGTTCTCAGTGTGAAGACGGACCTGAGCACCGTGCCCGGTATCCAGCGACTCGGAATACCAGGGCGACAGGGGACTGTTATCAAACTCACCCACGGCGGAAAAGCGTACGCGGTCAAGGTGACCCGGCCGGGGGTCAGATGCGGCGACGGCTATGCAGCGAGTCAATTCGGGTTCCTCAAACAGGCCAGAATCCAGCAGATCGTAAGCCGGTTTGGGTTGACGGTGCCGGTGCACGCGGTGTTCTGCGGCAACAATCTTCCGTCGTTCGTGGTGATGGACACGCTTCACAAAAGGGTGTTCGACATTTACAAGACACCCAACAGGACACCCACCAAAGACAAACCGTACCGGAGGATGATGAGCACAAAGCACCAGAACCAGTATTGGGACATAATGCACAAATTGGATACAGTCGTAGGTGTGCATTTCAACGATCACAACTGCTTGAACCTAATGACCGACTCCAAGGGCGACCTGAAGCTCATCGACTTCGACCGCAGTCACTTGATCACGTGGACAAAATACCTCAACGCCAAGTACGGGAACGGCAGGTTCCTTACCAGGACTGACGAGCGTTTTGGGATGGATATCAAGGGCCAGCCCAACAAGTATGACATGAGGATGTCGACGTGCCACGACTCCAACATGGGGAACATAGCGATGCCTCTCATCCGGGAGCGCTCCCTGAAGATGTTTCCAGATGAATTCAATAAGGAGAATTGGGATAGGGGCAGTCGGGGGGTGCTCTACCTCGGTCAGGAGGTCGCAGCGGAGAGGCGTTCCGCCCGGCAGCAAAAAGAGCGGGCGGCCATGAAAAAGTAATGACGCCAAAACTGACGCAAATTACGGGACCGCCGCCAAATGTAGTATTTGACTGCGGTCCCGCAAAGGGTGTGTGATAATGGGTTTACGTTGGTTAAATGTGGGGGGGATTGAACCGTTCGGACTGAACAGTGCAAAAAGGCGGGGAGATAACCGGCACCTCAGCTCACAACAGACTGAGGTGCTCACGAGCGGGGGCACAATTCACGCTGTCCCGCGTACTTATACTTAGGCGCGTTTCCCTAAGCCCATTCAAAACAACCGATATTGACGTGAATAGCGTTGCGTTGCGTTGCGCTGCTCTGCCTACGACCAAGATAATAATCAAGTCCGTTGAATAATTATATCGCACAACAACACTTTAAGACATGGCGCAGAGAGCTGTAAAGGATGAAGGTCTACATTAACGCATCGGATGTGGCGGCCTGCATTGGCGAGAACCGGTGGAAGTCGC